TAATAAGTTAGACACGAATAAGACAAATAATGAATTGTTCTCTAAAACAAAACATTACTGCCCTATCTATCGTCGATGAGGTTATTAGGTCCCTGTCCAGGGAAGGCCCTGGGAGTATGGTTAACTGCTCCTTTAAGCAGAAGACGCCGACTTGGTTACCCAAGTATGGTATGCTTCTTGGCTTAGAGTCAAATGTTAACAAGACCACTGAATGGAAGTTTTCTAAAGGTTTTGCAATCAAAAGTGCATTGTATCTGACTAGGTCAGTACTAGAGGTACTTTACGATTCAATCCCCAGGTTTAGTCTGCTTCCAATTGAAGATCAGTTAGGTTTTTACGTTCAATGTAGGGAATGGCATCAGAGTGACTTCCTAGCTTATGCTAAGTATGTCACAGTCTATCCATTCGCTAAATATCTTCGACAAGATCTGCCCCAGAAACCAATAGGGTTTCCGTGTCACCCGTTAGTTTTTACCGGGTACATCAAAAGGATGTTGAAGGCTCGTTTGTGTAGTCATAATGATGCATGTACGAAGCTATGGTGGGGTTTCTTACAAGGAATTAAAAGGGGTTGTGCCCCTGCTGTTCAGATTGATATCCGAACACAGATGCTCAAACACAAGAAAATTCTTTGTGAACCACCCACGACACCACAGGATGTTATTGACACATATAAAATCTACGCTCGTCGTTCTCTTTGGACCTTTAAGAAAGGCAAAGAACCTGAGCTCTTTGAAGCCAGTACGTCGGCCTCCTACGAATCTAAGAATTCACAGGGCGGACAGAGGGAATTCGTCAGACAACACTTTATTAGTGCAGGTTATAAACAAGATGAAGTTTTAGACTACATCGAGGTTAGACCGCCTACTTATGAGGTTGTTCCTGATGGAATTGTATTTTCACAATCTAAGATTAAGGAAGTGAAGGGGTTTAAGGCTCCTCTGTTTTCTGAAGTTTTGGATTGGGCCGTCTCGGAAGAGACGAAGGTACAAGTTTCACCTGTCCTAGAACCACTGAAGGTGCGTCTTATCTCTAAAGGTAATGCAGCACGTTACTACATCTCGAAGTTCTTTCAAAAAGAAATGTGGGGTTATTTGCAAAAATTTCCTCAGTTTTCTTTAACTGGAAGTCCTCTTGAGACTAGTGACTTGTATGCTTTATTACAGAGAGAAAAACCACTAAATCTTAAGTTCGATAAGTGGGTGTCCGGCGACTATTCTTCCGCCACAGATCATGTGGACACAAGAATGACTATGATGGTTTTCGAAATGATGTTGGATCATACCGACTATTCCGAGAAGTTGAAAGATGTTCTAAGGTCTGTAATAGGACCACAGGATATTGAGTATCCTTCGAGGTACCATTTTGAAGACGGCAAGGTTAGAACCGACCAAGCCGACCCTTTAAGTTCGTTTCGGCAACGAAATGGCCAATTAATGGGCTCACCATTATCATTCCCAATATTGTGTCTGATCAATTTAATTTCTTATTGGAAAGCTCTTGAGGACTATTTAGGACTCAGGATACCTATGGATAAACTCCCTGTTTTAATTAACGGAGATGATATCCTCTTTAGGGCCAATGATGATTTTTATAAGATCTGGAAAAAGAGAACAAGCGAAGTTGGTTTTGATCTATCACTTGGTAAGAATTATATCCATAAGGATTTTCTTACTGTAAATTCTAAACTATACCGGTACCAATCTAATGGAGATTTCAAGTACATCGGTTTTCTGAACGTCGGTCTATTGACTGGTGTTTCGAAGATTGCTGGAAGAGAGAATCAGAAGATTCTACCAGTATGGGATTTCTTTAATAAGACTGTCCATCAATCTGCTAACCCGGAGAGATCCAGGAGGAGATTCTTACACTATCATAAGGAAAATATTTCAAAATTTTCTTTTGATGGTCTATTTAATCTTTTCCTTCCACTCGAAAGAGGTGGTTTAGGATTCGAAAGGCGTGGATTGACAAATCGGTTAACATCCTACCAACGTAGGTTTGCGACTGAATTGCAAGAACGGTATTTTAAACAGGTCGAGAATTTAAAGATAGATCGATCAGGGATGGTAGGTATAGTAAAGAAACATATACCAGGTCAACCATCGCCAATTGTCTATGAAGGTCAACGACAATTATATGTCGAGAAGAAATTTAGCGGTCCTATGAAAGTAAATCATTTTGTTGCAAAAAACCTTGAGTATAAACTCCCGATCCTTGCTCAAACGATTTCGGCGGAGCGTCCTATTTATTCCGTTAAGCTTCCAAAAAGTCTTAATAAGAATATACGGGCATGTTCTGCAGAACGCATGGACAAGCGTCAGATATACTCATGGCCTTATAGGTTGTGCGAAATTAGAGTGGCTCAAGACCAACTAAAGTCCGTTAAGACAGATGTTCATCGTTTCCTAGATGATCGTTCAGAGATTTTTAGATCTCCTGTCGATGCATTTTGAATTCTGTAACAACCAGTCTGTACGAGACTATAACTAGTACATGGGGTTCTGTGAATAATAATCCAAAACGGTATGTTTTGGCTCGTAGTACGCCGTTAATTCAGCGGAGACGGGTCATCTCATTTAATAGTTCCGTGCTAAGTGAACGTCTAGTCGCCGAGTGAGAACAAGATTAGTGTATCGAAAGATCCACGACACCTCTACTCCCTTGGTGATAGGATGGTCTAAAGGCCGACAGACTACACGGATTAGTCAGTCATCTGATATTGCAGGATGTATAGTCGCTCATATTGCAGAGGGATCCCATACATGCAAAAGCAACAACAAAATAATAAACCTAGAACTAAGGTTTCAAAACAAATAGTTATAGCAAATGGCAACCGAAAGGCTGCTCCCGTCGCGACAACAAAGATCATAAAGACCAATGTGCCGCAGATCAAGAACACCGGAAGTAATGTACGTATCCGACATCGTGAATTTATAAACGATGTTTTAGGTAGCGTAGCATTCAGTAGTTCCCAAAGCTATATTGTTAATCCTGGACTGGTTTCAACCTTTCCTTGGTTATCCTCTATAGCGAGGAGATATGAGTCTTATAGATTCAGAACACTGAGATTTCTCTTCGAAACCGCAGCTCCTACAAGCACTACAGGATCCATTATCTTGTGTGTGGACTACGACCCGACCGATTTAAATCCGGCAGGGAAGACACAGGCTCTTTCTTATAAGAGTTCTGTACGATCTGCTCCATGGCAACCGTGTGCACTTTCTTGCACTGAACAGGATCTACACAAACGAACCTCGTATTATACCCGTGGTGGATTAGTCTCAACAACTGATCTCCATTTATATGATACTGGGAACTTGTTTGTGTGTGTCTCAGGTCAGGCAGGTGCCACCGCCATTGGTGAGCTCTATGTCGAATATGATGTGGAATTTATGACTCCACAGCTCGAGACGTCCGACGGCATCTCAAAGTCAATTACAGCTACGACAATTATGTCCGCAGTGTGGCCTTTTGGCACTGGCCAAACGATAGTCGGGAACTTACCCGTTAATGTCGCTTGGATGGAAGCCTTACCGGCTCAAGTAATTACCTTCTTAAGTGCAGGTGACTACTTCATATTCTGGAACGTTGTAGGAACAGGGATCACTGATCCCGCAGTATGGACCGCAGGGGCTGGTTGCACTATCTCTAAGATATCTGCAAACATAACCGCTGGGGCCACTGTAATGAGCTTTGTAGCGCGCGTCAGAGTAACCTCACCTGTAACAGGGTGGGCGTCACCTCCAACTGGCGCGTGGACGACAGTAACTACTAGTAGGCTGTATATCACTCCTTGTGTATATACAGATTTTGCTTAACTAAACTGAAACCGGATGAGATCTTCTGGTCTTGTTTCGGTTGTTTCAAGGGAATGTCCGTTATTCCAAGAATTTTAAGATGTCTTAATAAACATCACACGGATCCCAGGCGGGAGAGGAGAACTAAAGCAATTTGGTGATCGCTCCCATTGGAAACTATAAATCATGACTCTGGTTACCATATGGAATGTAAATCCATCTGTTATGATAAGTAGGCCCGAGGGTCAATTCGAAGGGTAAAGGCTGTTCTAAAGAAAGACAACCCAGATAACTTAACCATACTCTCAAAGGTCATCCTTAAGGAAGGTGACTATCTCATCGAGTGCAGTTAGTGTTGTAGTGATTCGATCACCAACCCTAAAGCACAGGGTGGCTCTGATATTGG